TAGTCCACGACATCGAGCCCGACCGGCAGCAGCACGTCGCGCAGCGCCATCGCCGTGCCCCAGTACCCCTCCCACGGCCCCACGTGGTCGCGCGAGGCGCCATACGGCGTGCGGTAGCGGCTCAGGGCGAGGGCGCCAAAATGCTTCGCCCGCTTGGCGACCAGGAGCTCGAGCGCTTGCGCCTTCACGCCCGCGCCGCGCGGCACGAACTGCCACGTGCCCGCCATCTCGCTGCCCGTCCACTCGACAACGCCGACGATGTCATTGGTGTGCACGCGCACGATTTTCATGCTAGCCATCGGCCTCCTCAGTACGGCACGAACGCGCCGCGCATCATCGCGACTAGGAACGCGCCGCTCTGCTCGCCCTGGAACCTGATGCGCTTGCCAAAGTCTACTGGCTCGCGGATGTTCTGCATCAGCATGGAGGCGTACTCCTGCCCCTCGTTCTCCTTGAACATCTGCGCCATCGTTTCGGTCTCCTTGCGGAAGCGGGCGATATCGACGATCCCTTTGTTGTCGGCGGCGATCTCTTGCGCGATCTCTAGTTCCTTGCCGTAGAGCTTGCCCGCGTAGGCGTCCCTGTACTTCCCTGGAAGCGCCCACTCGTCCCCTTCGCTGCCAACCTTCACGAGCGGCCCGTCCACCGCCTGCCTATTCCGCGCAATGCGCGCTGCGTGGTTGTTCATCCCGACTCTGCTGATGTGATGCGTCGCCTCGTGCTGGGCGTCTTCCAGCGCCGCCGCGCCGGTCATGCCAGTGACGTTGATTTTGTTCTTTGGAGCAAGGTTGATGATCTCCGTAACCCTGCTCGCCCCGAGCGCGATCGGCGCCCCGCATGCCACCGGGTTGTCCGCTGGCATGGGAATATAGAACGGGCGGACCTTGCTGGAGTTGACTGCAAACCACGCGGGCGATCCGTCGGCCTCGATCGCGCGCATGAGCGGCGCCGCGCAGTGGTCGTAGGTGCAGTCCATCAGCAGGGCGTGTGCTTGCGGAGAAACGGTGCGAACCGCGCTTGCCTTTACCTCCGCCTCCTCGCGGATGGCCTTAGCGCGCGCTTTGATGCTCGCTTTCCCGCCCGCGGTTTTTTCCGCGATCGCGACGCGGTTCGGGATCATGAGCGACGGACTCGTCTCCGCGGCGCCCTGGCGGATGACATCCGAATAAAGAGTCCCCACTTGCTCCTCGGTGAGCGCCCAGATGTCCGCCGTGCCGTGCCGCTTCAGCATGCGCTCGCGCACCTCGGCTTCGATCGCGCTCATGCGCGCCTCGACCTGCTCGCCCAATGGCACACCCGGGATGAGGTTCCGTTGCCTCTTCCAATTGATCTCGGCCTTCGGATAAAACGCGCGCAGGTCGTCGGTGATCTCGACCCCGGCCTCCTTCATCCATTCGGCGGCCTTCGACGAATAGGTCCGATAGCTACCCGTGAAGGCGTTGTAGTCGAAGGTCTCCATCTTCGCTAGCTTCGCGCCGTCGACCCGCATGAACAGCGCGCGGCCGCGGAAGTCATGGATGATGTAGTCGCGCTTTGCGCCGGTCGGCACCTCGCGCTGCGCGTCGAGGATATCGGTGATCGCGTAGCGGCCCATGCTCGCATTTGGATCGACGCTACTGTTTAATACGAGGCTCACCTGCCGGCTGTTGCCCGCCGTCTCGAGCGTGCGGCGAAGGGATGACTGGATCGACTCTCCAGTGGCCTGCTGGAACACGTTCCACGCAGTGTCGCCCTGGAAGGAGCCGTTGGCGGCAACGTCGCCCGACCGACTCGCGAGCATGTGCCGCTGGAACCGGAAGTCGGCGAGCTGCTGGCCGGGCAGCCGCGCACCGTAGACGTCCGCCTGCACCGCCAGGTCGGCGTAGCTCCCCGCGAACTCCTCGGCCGGTAGCGAGCCGGGCAACTCGCCGGGCAGCCCCCCTTCGGGCATCATCGCCTCGGGCGGCAGCGCGCCCGGATCCAGCCTCGGCTCGACCACGGGCGCGCTCGGCGCGGGCGCCGCGAACGTCTCGACCGGCGTGTTGAGCAGGGTGTCGACGTTCTTCTCCGGGTCGGACAGCCCCGCCCGCATGTCGTAGCCGGCGGGCACCTGCGCGATGTCGGTGCGCGGCACGACGGTCGAGCGGCAGTTGTGGTGGTACGGCGGCGCGCCGATGTTCTGCCCGGGCATCGCGGTCCCGCCGACGAACTGGTTCATCTCGCCGCGGTCGTCCACGCCGCCCATGCCCGAGCGGGTCACCTCGGCGATCGGCGTGCCGGTCCCGCGCACGGTCAGGAGCTGCTCGTCCTTCGGGCCGGCCGTCATCTGCAGGAACGGCGACGCGGCGTAGACGCCCTCGGGGCTGGCCACGCTCGCGGCGGCCTGCGCCACGCCCAGCGCGCCCTCGACCGGGATGATCTGCCCGTCCATGCAGCGACAAATCTCGCTGGTCTTCTCATCGAGCATTGCGACGACTTCCATGTAGGCGACGCCCGCGCCCTGGAAGGTGGAGAGCTGCGTGTAGCTGCGCGCGCGCGCGACCGCGTTGGCCGCGATGAGGTTCGCGTAGCGGCGGCCCATGCCCTCCCACATGCCGGGCACCTGGTCGCGCAGTGCCGCGCCGATGTCCTCGCGGCCGAGCCCCTGGGCCAGCCCCTCCGCGACCACCACGCGCGCGCGCTCGGTGAGTGCCGCGTCGATCTGCTTCGCCTGGTTGCGGACGAACCAGCCCTGCTGCACCGCGATGCGCTCTACGCTGGCGACCTCCGGCGCGCGCAGGTTCACGCCGATGCCGCCGAGGTAGCGCGCCTTGATGCCGGCCTTGGTGTCCCGCGCCGTCCGCAGCAGCGCTGGCTTGGCGATCTGCACCGCCGCGCGCTCCTGCAGCGCGTGCGATGCCTTCAACGCTGCGGTCGCGTCGGCGAGCGCCTTGCGCTGTTGCGCGGGCGACAATTTGGTCCAGTCCGTACTTTGCAGGCGGTCGACGAAGTCGTTCAGGGCGGGCTGCACGACCTTGCCCTTGGCGGCGGCGATGTCGGCGCCGAGGTTCCGCGCGATGGTACGGAAGTCCTGCGCTAGGATCGGGTCGAGCTTCGCCTTGAGCAGTAGGCCGGGCGCGGCGAGCAGTGTGTCGCTTTGCGCAAAGGAGAACTCGTCGGTCTGCGCAAACAGCACCCGCGCGCCCGAGGTACAAACGGCTCGCATCAGGACGACGCGCACGGCCCCGCCCCCGTCGAACCGGTCCCGGACTTCGGCGAGCGCGGCCCCACGCTCTGAGGACTGGAGGCGCTGCGCGTGACCGGCCCGGCCGGCTTCCGTGACCCAGATAGCCCAGACCGGGCACCCCCGGTTGTACGCGATGCTAGGCCCGTTCCCGGTCGCTACGACTGCCTTAGAAAGATCCGTCCCTAGTCTCCGCGGAGGCCAGAGCGTGGCAAACCCGCCGGCCGGGTGGCGGTACACGGCGGGGGTCATGGCTGCTCGGGCGGCTCCCGCACGCCGGCGACGCGCAGCGCGGCCGGGATGGCTAGCGCCTGGCCCTGGGGCCGCTCGACCAGCTCGGGCCGCCCGGTCACGATGCGGAACCACACGCCGCACCGCCGGCACGCGCCCGCCCCGCACTGGACGGGCTCGAGCACGTTGGGCGCCTCGTCGAACCCCGTCACGGCCCGCGCCGCGAACTGCAGCGCCGTGCAGCAGGGGCAGCCGAGCAGGATCACGGCGCCGCGCACGATGATGTCGCCCGCCGGCACGCGCCCGCCGACGTCCGCCATCGACGCCACGTCGCGCCGCGCACGGTAGGCCGCGATGCGGATGTCGGGCATTAGGGCCCCCAGTACGACGGCACCCACTCGGGTGTGAACCCGCTCGCCGTGTCGCCGAGCACCAGCGGCCGGATGACCTGGCCGAGGCCGCGCGCCTTCAGCCCCAGGTACGTGCCACCCATGGTCTGCGCAACCAGCGCCGGGTAGATCGGCCAGGTGATCGGCAGGACGCCGCCCGCGCCGAGCGCGTACTGCGCGCTGGCCTGCGCCATCAGGTCGCACGCGGCGAGGACGAGCGCGTCCGGCGTGTCGCCATTCCAGGCGCCCATCATCGTGATAATGCGCGTGTCGCGCGGCCCGACGACCACCTCGATCGTCCACTCGGCCACCGCGTGGTCGCGCCGCGACCCGCCCGGCGACGTGGCCTCGTACTGCTTGCTGTCCACGAGCGGCAGCAGCAGTTCGTAGCGCGTGCCCGCCTGGTTGTAGACCGTGTAGGGGCCGAGCGACGACGGGATGGTGACGGCCATCAGTGCCCTCCAATACCTCGAGGTGCGGTAGCCACACTGGAATTTTCTAGCATGGTGCCACCTCTGCCTCGTACTCGAGGTGGAACCGCGCGGTCGGGTACCAGCGCACGGCTGTCAGCTGGCCGACCGGCCGCACCGCGATCATGCGGAAGACGTCCACCGCGTCGACCACTACGGTGTTCCACGGGTCGGGCAGCACCGCGCTCCCGTCCGTGAGCTGCCGCCGCCGCCAGACCGAGGCCGGCGCAGGAAGCGTCGGCGCTCCGCCGACCGGATCCCCGACGAGCCGCATCACGGCGGCCCCCCGGGCAGGTCCAGCACCCGCGCTAGGATGTCGCAGTCGTTGCCCGCGCGCCGCATCTCCTCGGACACGATGCGCGCTACGTGCTCCTCTACCCGGCGGATGCGCTTCGCCATCTCTACCGGCGGCACGGCGCCCTCGCCGCTCTCGCCCTCGGCACCGGGCGCTCCCGTCGGCGGAGCGCCGCCGCCGTAGCCGCCGCCGTAGCCGCCCTGCTGGTAGCCCGCGAGCGTGAGCGGCATCGGCTGCTGCGTCCACTCGGCCGTCTCTTGCTCGTAGGGCAGGTTCAGCACGTCCGCGGTGAGCCGCAGGATCTGCGCCGGCGTGATGCCGCCGTGCGGCGCGACCTGCGCCACGTAGGCGCCGACCTCCTCGGCCGACCGCGCGGGCGGGCTGTTGCTCTTGAACCGCAGGAACCGGATGCCTAGCTCGGGCAGGATGACCTTGTTGATGATGTGATCGAACGTCTGTCGCTCGGGCTCGTAGACCTGCTGCTCGCTGAAGCGTAGCACCGCCTCGGCCGTCGCGCGGTTCAGGTTGTCCGGCGTGTAGCCCCGCATCAGCGGCGACTGCCGGAACGCCGCGCCGATGGAGTTGCTGGCGCGCGTGTCGTACTCCACGAACATCGCGTCGGTCGTCATCGAGTCGCGCAGCGACTGGAAGGTGATGGACGGCAGCAGCGAGCGCTCGCCCGCCGCGCCGCGCGCTGGGAGCGCCTCCACCACTAGGATGCGCGAGGTGTTCTGCGAGCCCTGCAGCTCCTGGGTGATGCGCGCCTCGATGCGGTCCTTCACGCCCTGCTTGAGGTTGCCGCCGCTGACGAACAGGATGCCGCCCGCGAAAGTCTTGTTCTTCAGATGGAAGTAGTTCGTCTCGTCCGCCTCGCGGCAGCCCAGCACGCGCAGCAGGTTGGAGATCCAGCGCGGCGGCGAGCAGGGCGACGCGGGCCAGTGGTGCGCGAAGTAGATCAGCTCGTGCGCCTCGCGCGCGTCCGGCCCCTCGGCGCTCTCCTGCCGCAGGGCCTCGGCGTCCGGGTACAGCTTGCCGGTCTTCCGCGACACCGTGCGCGGGTCGCCAGGCGCCTTGAAGTAGACCCGCTTCGAGCCGATGATCTGCACGTACCGCCGGAAGCGCCGCCACACCCGCACCTCGCGGTCCTCGCTGAGCACGGTCGCCGGGTTGCCCTCCACCACCTCTACCGCCTCGCCCTCGTTGACGAGCGGGCGCACGGTGAAGCCCGGCACGTAGGCCAGCCGCATTAGCTTGCCCGCCTCGTCCCGGATCATCTCGAGCGCGCCCCAGCCGGTCGCCTCCTTGTCCCACCGCACCCGCTTGCGCAGGTCGGTGAACGAGGCCTCCGAGCAGCAGTTGGCGAACCAGGCGTCGAACCGGAACCGCTCGCGCCGCATGCGCGCGGCGATCGTGTCGAGCACCTCCTGCGCCTCGGCGTCGGTCGGCTCCTCGATGGTCGGCTCCTCCGTCGCGTCGTCGGGCTGGGCCGCCTCGGCGTCCAGCCAGCGCTCGTAGGCCATCGCCGCGCGTACGGCCTCGCGCGCCTCGTCGGCGTCCAGGTCCTCCATCCAGCGCTCGGCCGGCACCGCCGTGAAGCCGTAGCCGTCGATGTTCTGCGTGTAGCCGTCGAGGTTCGGGCCGAGGTGGGGGCACATCTCCACGAACCGCAGCAGCGTCGCCGGGTCGTACGGCGCGTCCACCGCGCCCTGGTCCGCCCACTCCCGCGCCGTAGCGTCGATCACCGCGAGCGCGCTCGTCTCGTCGATGGCGTCCCCCGCGGCGACCGCGGCCTTGGCCATCAGCACCTCGCGCGTCATCGCCGTCGCGGGCGCCGGCCGCGCGAACGACTCCACCGTGCCCCGCGTGCCCCGGTGCGCCATCAGCTGCGCTCCTTCCCGGCCACGCGCACGACCGTCAGCGGGCCGATGAGCCCGCCGGCCGTGACGTTGACCCGCACGAAATTGTAGCGGTCGAGCACGGCGCCCTGGCCCGCCGCCACCGCCGCGATGACCGTCCAGTTGTCGAAGCCGGTCGGGCTTCCCTCCAGGTCCGCGACGAAGGCCAGCGCCGGGTCGACGCAGATCTCGTACCCCTTCTCCACCGCCCCGTTGAACGGGAACGCGGTGCCGCCCGCGATGACGGCATTGCCGGCCCCGTCGTCTGGGATCTCTAGCAGGCCAAATACAGGCATCGCCATGACTCAGTCCTTCCCGACCACGGTCAGCGCGGTCGTCGCGCCCAGGGCACCGCCGACGGTGACGTTGGCTCGCACGAAGTTGTAGTGACCGGCGATGTCACCGATGCCGGTCGCGTTCAGGTTGACGATGGTCGTCCAGTTGTCATGTCCGGTCACGCTGCCCTCGAGCGCACCGGTGAACGCCGCGCCCGCGTCCCGCACGAACGAGTACGCCTTGGCGAACAGCTGCGACATGTCGACCGCGGCGCTCGCGCCGGTCGCGACGGCCGGGATGGTGATGGTGCTGAACACTGCCTGGGACATCTTATGCTCCTCCTGTGTCGTTGGGGGCCTGCGGGGCGGCTAGCTGGGCCAGCACGGCGCGCAGCATGGCCCGCTCCTGCGGCGGGCGGTCCGGGTTCTCGGCGCGCAGCTGCAGCTCGGCCAGCGCCTCGCCGAGCCGCTCGGGCGGCAGCGCCCGGATGCGGGCGGCGATCGCCTCGCCCATCTCCGCGGGCGACAGGTCCCGCAGGTCGCGCATCGCGGGCGGCTCGCGCACCCCGCCGTTGCGTGTCACGCAGCGGCAGATGATGGGCACCCGTGCCTGCGTCTGCTTGTCGGTCACGTAGCCGTGGACGCCGCGCCCGTTGCAGCGCCGGCAGCCCGGCTTTGCGCGGCCCAGGTCGACCTCGCCCGCCGCGCGGATGTTGTACTTGAACGGGTTGGCTGGTGCGGCGCTCGCTGTCATGGTGTTTGCTGCTCCTGCTTCGCGACGCACGCCGGACAGATGTCCACGCGCCGCGTCGTCCCTTCTACGGGCGTCTCGTCGACGCGCCCGCCCTGCCACCCGCCCGGCGCGGCCCGGCCGTCCATGAACCACGTGGCCGGCGTGCACCCGTTGCGCAGGCGGGTCACGTAGCGCGTCAGGCCGCACCGATAGCTCACGGATCCACCCCGGGCGCCGGCTCGGCTTCTAGCTCGGCCTCGGTCACGCTCAGCGCGTGCGCTCGCTCCACCCAGCGCGCCCAGTAGCAGGACAGGCAACCTGCCGCGCGGCCCGCCCCGTAGCTGTGCGGGCAGTCCTGCCGCGCCGCCGCGGCGCGCGGCCCCGCCCCGGGCGCGATCGGTTCGAGGTAGGCGGCCTGGAGCGCCAGTGGCACGGTCACGAGGATGGGCGGCAGGTAGGCGTCGCGCACGCGCAACACGGCGTTGCGGTCGGCGTCGTCGTCGGCCGGCGCCACGAACAGGTCCAGCTCGGTGCCGCCCGGCAGGCGCAGCACGTAGCCGAACACGCCCTGCGCCTTGGGGCCGCAGGGGTAGCTCACGACGTCGGCTAGGGTCACGTAGGCGGTCGGTTCCATACGGCCTCCCTCAGAACGGATAGGCCCGCTCGCCGGGCCCCGGCCCGACGCGCAGGTCCACCACATTGTCCTCGCCCGTCGCCCAGGCGTCAAGGAAGTAGCGCCTCGCGCCATCGAGCGCCTGCGAGAAGGCGTCGACCATGTCGTCGTGCTTGGCGAACGGGAAGTCGAGCAGCTCGTGCACTAGCGAGCCCCGCGCGGGGTCCCACGTGTCGGCGTCTGGGTCGAGGTACCGCGAGAAGATGACATCGCCGCGCTCCATGATCGGCGTGACGGCGAGCAGGCGCTGCGCCTTGCTGATGCGCGGCTTCGTGACCTCGACGACGCCCGCGAGGTCGGGTTCGTTGTTCAGCACCCACTCGTCGAGCGCTGACAGGCCGACCTTCTCGATGAGGATGCGGAACGGCTTGTACTTGCGGTACTCGCGCACGACCTGGTCGCTCATGCCCGACAGGGACAGCCGCGCGTGCCAGGCGTCGACGATGAACACCCGGTGCGCGTCGACGTCGACGGCGATGGTGCAGCTGGACGAGTAGTCCTGCTCCTTCTTCCCCGTCGGCGTGCTCGCCGCGTCGTAGCTCGTGAAGAACACGAGCGACCCCGCCGCGAGCGGGGCGAGGAACCGCTCATCCTTGGTCAGGTCCGCGAACTTGACCCACCCTGCGCGGACCGTCTGGCTCTCGTCGTCCACGGCCTGGTTGCGGAACCCGCGGTTGAACTCGACCGACCCGATCTCTGCGTGCCGCAGCCGCAGCGACGCCTCGGTCCACTTCTCGGGCCACATGGCACCGAAGTCCGCGTCGATCGCGTAGAACAGCTTCTGGTACGCCGGGTTCCCCATCAGCTGGTGGCTGAGGTCGTCCTTGTGCCAGAGCGTGCAGATGTACCAGACCCGGCTCTCTGGCTCGAGCAGGTTGGTCCAGTCCGACCGCCACGCCTGCTTGATCTGCTCCCGGAGCGCCGGGAACGACAGCGCGTTGCGGCGGTCGACCGCGTCATCCGCGATGAGCAGGTCCGCGCGGCCACCGGTCGCCGTCGAGGTGATGCCCAGCGCCTCGACGCTCGCGTCCCGGTGCGGCACGCTCCGGCGCACGACGATCTTGTGCTTGCTCCACTCGCCGAAGTCCGCGCGCTTCAGGTTCGGAAACACCTCCTGGATGCGCGGGTTGTTCTCCAGGTGCTGCACCACCTCGTAGAGCCGCTCCTTGGCACGCCCGTCCGACGCGCACGCGATCTTCACTCGCAGGTCCGGGTGCCGCCCTAGCTCCCAGATGGTGCGCCCGACGATCTGGCTGGTGTTATGCGTGATGATACCGTCCGTGATGTGGTTGTGGTGCCCGGCTACCTCGATACCGTAGGTCATCTCGCGCCCGGCGGGGGTGATGGCGACCACCTGCTCCCACGCCACCTCCGCGTCGGCGATGGCCGCCAGGGGCGCCGACCCGCACGTCTCGGCCAGCCGCCGCACCTTGCACTTCGTGATCGCGCGCGCGCTGTCGAACCGCATGCCGACGGCGCGGCCCGCGCGCTGCGATATCGTCACGAGCGGGCGCCAGGCGTCATAGGGCACGAGGTCGAGCCGCCCGCCGCCGTAGCCCCCGCCCCGCGCCTGCCGCAGCGCGTCCGCCTTGCGGCTCGCCCCGCTGTAGCCCGCCTGGAAGCGGGCGAGGTCGACGCCGCGCACGAAGATGCGCCAGGACCAGTGCCGCTCCCCGTTGTAGGTGCCAGCCTTCTTTCGCAGGGTGCCGTTGATCCCGCAGCGGGCGAGAAGCGCCTGGACGTCCGCCAGCAGGTCGCGGCTGACCGACGAGAAGGACACCTGCTCGCCCCGACTCTCCACGCCGCCGTCCGCGTCGAAGTATCCACTCAAGAACGCCAGTTGCGCATTCCGGCCCCACGCCCACACGGCATCCGGGACGCGCTTCGTGTGCGCCGAGCATCCCAACAGGTCGTGATCGCGGAGCCAGTCGCGCGGGCCGTTCCCGTCGCGTCTCCAATCGTTACTAAATCGCCAGGCGTTGCCGTTTGAGTCTGCGAACGTCCATCCGCGTGCCTGGGCAAAGGCCGCGAGCCTCGCCTGGCAGGGTGGGTCTGTTGTGGACACGCTGGACTCGTGTGTTAGGCAGCCGTTTCCGACCAGAAAGCCCAACACCCACGCCTCGTCTAAATCGCCGCCGCCTTCTGGGAGCGTCGCCGCGCCGACCATCACGCCCACCCGATCACCGACCTGCAGGTCCTGCGCCTCCACCCATTCGATGCCGCGGAGGAACGGGTGGTTGCCCGTCACGATGACCGCGCGCCCGCTGGCCGTCTCCACGCGGAAGACCGCCCGCTCGCCAGCCTCGAACGGGGCCGACGCCCGGGCCACTACCACGCGCATCGTCGCTGGGTCGAGCGCCAGGATCTGGCCTCCTCGAAAGTCCTTTACCGCCACCCTGCCATTTGCTAATTCTATAATAGTTTCGCCCACTTGGCACTTTCCATGATCACGGGGAGCGATTATCAGCACGCGGTTGCCCGTGTCCATCGCCGCGCTCCACTCGTCGTGGAACCACTGCTGGGCGAACGGCTTTCCTTTGGTCGGGTCGATGAAGCAGTACTGCATGAAGGCGGGGAAGTGCTCGCGCGCGCGGCGCATGTGCACCGCCTGGAGCGCGCGGAGGCGCTGCCGCATCTCGAGCGCGGCGGCGGTCTGCGAGCGCTGGTCGGCCGGGCCGACGACCCCGTCGGCCAGCAGGGGGAGGTGCATGACCGCGGGGCGGAAGGCGACGTGGACGCGCCCCTCCACCCCCTATTCCTTGCCCGTCTGCCGTGTCCGGGCGACGGACCCGTCGCCGATGGCGTGGTCGGGCATGGTCCCCGTGCGGGCGAACTCCAGCAGCTCCTCCGAGGTCCAGTTCGCGAACCGGTCGTTGCCCTGGATCTGCACGGTGGCGTCGGCGACGCCCAGGGTGCGCTCCAGGACGGCCTGGGTGCACTGGAGCTGGCCCACGAGCTTGTTGGGGTCCAGGGCGGTCGGGTCCAGGGCGGCGATGGCGGTCGCGAGCCGGGCGAGGTAGACGCGGGCGGCGGTCTGCACCTCGCGGCGGGCCTTGACGATGGAGTAGTCCTCGGCCATCTGGGCGTTCTGCATGGTGCGCTCCCAGCGGGTGCGGATGGCGGGGATCTTGCGGGGCGGGTCGCCGTGCTCGATGTACTTCTCGGCGGTCTTCTGGTTGACCTGGCACCGCTTTCGCACATGGCTGACGGTCTGGCGCTCGCACCAGGCGGCGTACATCGCGTTGTAGAGGTCGATGGAGACCTGGTTGACGGTTTTCTGGGCGCCGGGCTGTCCTTTTGGAACCGTTGGTTCGTTGCGCGACAGACGCGGCGCGTTCACGGCGCGCTGGCCGGTGGTGTCGGGCATCTTGCGGCCGGTCATTGGGGCTCCTTTCGGGCCACGGCGAGCACGCGGGCCAAGGCGCGCGCGCGGGGCGCGGGGTCCGGGCTGCCGGTGCGGCGGCCGATCGCGTCCCACGCCACGTCGAACGCGGCGGCGACGGGCGGGGGCACCCAGCCGCGGTAGTTGGCGAGCACGAAGCGCTCGCCGCGGGGGGCCCGCTCGGGGATGCGCGGGGTGTTGGCGGCGAGGTGGCATTCGAGGTCGGCGGCGAGGGCGTCGGCCGAGAGCGTGGGCTCGAGCAGCGCGAGTAGGGTCGCGATCTCGGTGTCGGAGTACGGCAGGACCTCGGCGGCGGCGGGCAGGGCGCCGGCAGCTTCGAGGTCGCGGAGCAGGGCGGCGAGCCGCGCGGGGGCGGGGGTGCCGGACAGCTCGTTCATGATGACGGTGAGCTTCTTTGCCTCGGCGTCGGGGATCGGCCCCAGGTTGCGCACTTCGACCGTGGGCGCGCCCGCCGCTTGGAGTTGCCGCCAGCGGTGCTCGCCGTCGACGATCTCTAGGGCGCCGCCCGCGGCCTCGCGCACGAGGATTTCGGTCACGACGCCGAAGCGGCCGAGGCTGCGGCCGAGCTTGTGGGCGGTCGCCTCGGATTGCCGGTTGGGGTTCCAGGGGTTCGGCCGCAGGGCGGCGAGCGGTACGGTCAGGCGCGCGCCGCGCGGGCCGGGGCGGTCACTCGGCATCTGGCTCCTCCTCGTCATCGAGCACCCGGTCCCAGGCGGCGTCGATCAGTTCGGTGGTCGCCGTGGCGGCGACGGCGGCGAGGACGGCGGCGACGTCGCGACTGCCGCGGCTGGCGATCCGCCCCGCGATGCGGTCGAACTCCTTGATGAGCGCGGTGCCGACGGACACGGGCAGGTAGACCTTGCCGCTGTCCTTCCACACGAACGGCACGCCGTCGGGGCGGAGCCCGCCGCCCACGCGCTCGGCCCACGTGGCGGCGAAGTACGGGTCGGCGACCGACAGCTTGGCGAGCCCCTCTAGCTCCGCCGCGCTGTACGGCAGCACGGCCTCGAGCGCGTCGATCCCTTCGCTGGCGACCAACTCCTCGACGAGCGCGCCGAGCAAATTCGGATCCGGCGACCCCGTCAGCCCGTTCAGCACGACGGTGATCTGCTTGGCCTCCTGGTCGGAGACCACGCCGAGGTCGCGCACGTCGACCGCGGTCATGCCCAGCACGCAGGCCTCTTGCCAGCGGTGCTCGCCGTTGATAATCTCCAGGCCGGGCTCCGCCCGCTGGCCGTGCGCGGGCGGGTTGTCCGGCCCGACTTGCCGCACGAGAATTTCCGCGACCTGCCCGAACTGCGCCAGCGACGCGCGCACCTTGTCGCGCGTCACGTCGTCCATCTCGTTCGGGTTCCACGGGTTCGGCTGGAGGTCCCCGGGCGCGACCTGCCGGCGCGTGCCGCGCGCGACGGGCCCCGCGCTGCCCTGCTTCTGCTTCCTAGGCAATGGCGCTCCTTTGGGCCGCGTGGTCCGCCTCGACCGCCTCCCAGTCGATGCCGCGCGCGCGCCACAGCCCGGTGACCGCCCGCTCCATCTGGAGGTACTTGCGCACCTCGTCGGCCTGCCGGCGGACTGTACTTATATCCACGCTACCGGCGAAGCCGCCCCGGCGCCAGGCCCGCGCGGCCGAGGCAACCCGCGCCTTCGGATCCGGGCTGTCCGGCTGCACGGTTACCGTGCCCACCTTCAGGGGGGAGTACACGGCTGTCGTGCCGTAGCGTTCGGAGGCTTGCCAACTGGTCGAGTCCGACGACGCGAGCGGCGCGGCCTGGAGGAAGGCCTGATTGGTCGAGGCGAACGCATGGACGCAGACCCGGTCCCGGTAGGCCAGCATGGCCGCCTTCCGGTAGTCGATGCGGTACGACATCGGGTGGTTCTTCCCTTCGATCCCCATGTACCCGGAGCCGCCCTGGTCCCACCGCGATCGCTGGACCACCTCGTCAAGCGCTGGCCAGTCATCGCACGAGTGGTACGCCAGCCAGAGCTGCCGCCGCAGGCCCTCGGCCTCGAAGGCGCGCCGCCACGCCTGCACCCGCGGCAGGCCGACGACGTGCTGGAGGTCCATTTCGACGCAGTAGTGAAACATCGACCGCATCTGGCTCGCCCACGCGATATACCGATCCGTGTACGCCTCGATCGCGCGCGTCACGTTCGCCTTCCCGCCCACCTTGCGCGCCTCTTGCATCATGGTGAACGCGCCCGAGTCGATGATGATGCGCACCCCGGCATCGCGCGCCCGCTTCATGTGCGTGGCCTGCCGTACCAAGTTGGGCATCGTTCTGTCCATGTGGTAGAAGCTCAAGAAAATGTTCCTCGCCTTGCCGTTGATTGCGGTCGCGAGGTGATGATCTGGCTCACATCCGGCATAATAGAACCTCATCGCAGCACGCCCCGGATACTCTCCGCGATCGGCCGCCACGCGCGCCGCGGGTCGCGCGCGGGCGCAAACGGCAGCGGCGGCGCGTGCAGGCCATCGTGGACGAGCTGCACAGCCTCGTCGACGGTGTTGTACCGCGCTGATGACGGGTACAGCTCCGCATAGGCGAGGCGATCGGGGACGACCGGGGTCGCGCCGAGGTACCACGCCTCGAGCTGCGCGATGCCCCACGTCTCCTGCCATGCGGTGGACAGCGCGACGCTGGCGCTGCCGAGCAGCCGGTAGAACGCGGCCTTGTCGGTATACCCATCCTGGGTCCGAACCCACTTGATGGCGGGGGTCAGGGCTTCGCGGTACCGGTCGCAGTACGCGGCCTGGATGTCCTGGAAAAGCTCGGGCCGCTTCTCCGGCGCGAGCCGATGCGGAAACACGACGATCGGCTGCCGTTCGCCGCGGTACTGGTCTAGTTCGTCTAGCTCGAGCGGGAACCCCGTCACGCAGATTCGGTCGCGCAGGTCGACGGCCTCGCCGTGGTACGCTTCGATGAGCTGGCGGTGGAATTCTGTCGCGACGAGCACGCGGTCGGCGGCCGTCAGCCAGGCGCGCTCGGCATGGCGCGCCCAGGGCGCAAGCGCGCACTGGGTCAGGTGGTCGTGCGGGTCCCAGCAGCCCGCATGCAACGCGAGCACGATCGCAAAGTCTATCTTCGCCACCTGCCGGGCGTACGCGAACGCCTCGACTGCGGCATTCCAGCCGTCGAGAAATACGACGGCGTCGCCCGCCCGGATCTGGCCCCGCGACAGCGTGCGCATCGCAACCGCGAGCTGCGTTGCCTTGTAGTAGTGCGTGTCGATGGCGTCTAGGAACTGGCCATGCCGGATCGCATCCCCGCGCCCCGCGCCGTGCATCGACGTACCCTCGATGACCTGGACGTCGAGGCCCTCTGCTTGGAGCGCACGCGGCCACCACCGGCGCCAGTCGGCCGAGTAGCGCTCCTCGATGGGCTCGATCGGCAGTAGGTGGACGATGCTCATCGGCTGGCTCCTTCGTGACGCTTCCGCAGCGCGCGACTGAGCGCATCGAGGTGCAACAACACCGGCGACCGCTGGTAGCAACGGCTGCAGTAGCCCGTGTCGACCCCCGCGCGCATCTCAGCGCGCTTGCGCGCGACCTCGGGCCCCGCCCAGATTGCCGCGAGTCCCGCGTCGTTCATGTTGCCGTAGACATTCGACGCGACGTCCGCGCCCTGGCCCCACACGTAACAGCAGCTCACGACCGTGCCGTCCGCTTGGATCGACACCGAGGTCCACGGGTTCACGCACAGCTCGGCGGCTGGCGGCTCGACGACGCGGCAGTCGCGCACGAAGGTCGCCTCGTCAAAGCACGCCCAGCGCTCCGCGATGGCTGCTGCGCGCGCCGCGGCGACCTCGCCTGTTTCCTCTGCCCCTTGGACGCTGAACGCGTTCAAGTATCGGATGGCGCCGCGGTCTCGCTCGAGGGCGCGTAGGCCCTGCGCCAGTTCGTCGACGTCAACCCCGGGTCGATGCTCGGCGTGCTTCTGCAAGTCCCTGTCGTCGATGCTGACGGTCAGCGCGTCTAGCTTGCGGACCGTTGCCACCTTCGTCAGGAGCCAGCTGCCGTTCGTGCTCATGCCGACTAGGATGCCGGCGTCGTGCAGCGTGTCGATGATGGCGGCAAGGTCGCCATGCAGCAGTGGCTCGCCGGCGAGCTGCAGCTCGACAAACCACGACCCCGCGAAGTCGCCCCGGGCGATCCACGCGCTGAGCTGGCGCACATCGAGCGTGCGCTCTGCCGCGACCATCTCGCTGCGCGGGCACCGCGGGCACCGCGCCTGGCACCGCGACGTGACCTCGACCTGATAGATTTCAGGCAGCGGGCGGTACGCGTTCATTCGTCGCCTTGCGCCTCTACGGCGGCGAATCCGCCGCACTCGCCATCTTCGAGCACTTCGCATTCAGCCCATCGCACAGGGTAAGCCTCGACAGCTTGTATCGCGAACCATTCCGCGAGGTGCTCGCAGCTGCGCCCGCCAAGTACGTGCGTTCCGCTTCCCGCACCCTTCTCGAACTCGGCCATCAGGCATCGCACGAGGTAGTCGCGGACGGCGATGATTTCGAGTTGCCGATCGGGGCCGTCTACGGGCATCACCACGCGGACCTTGAACGTGTGGCGGTGCTCTGACTTCAAGTACTGCTCTGTCTGGTCAGGCGGAATCGCCGGCCAGCAGTGGAGCCCTTTGAACTCGAACTGGACGATGACTCTGCGCGCACTGACGACGGCCTTCACGTGACCTCCATTGTCGCGATGGCGAGACGCATGAACTCCTCGCGCGTGGCCGGGTTGTCCCGGAACAGGCCGAGCAACGCGGACGTGGTCATCAGCGCGCTTTGCTTCTGGACGCCCCGCGATGTCATGCACATGTGCTGCGCTCGCATGATCACACCGACGCCGCGCGCCTCGGTCGCCGTGATGACGGCCTTCGCAATCTGCTGCGTCATGCGCTCCTGGATCTGCAAGCGGCGCGCGTACGCCTCCACAACGCGAGCGAGCTTGGACACGCCCACGACGCGACCGGACAAACTCGGCAGATAACCGATGATTGCCGTTCCGAAGAACGGCAGCAGGTGGTGCTCGCAAGTCGAGTAAAACTCGATCGGACCCAGCAGTAGCAGCTGGTCGTAGTCGGACGTTTCCGTGAAGCTCGCCGCGAGAATGGCGGCTGGGTCTTGGCTGTAGCCCCCATACAGCTCGCGCCATGACCGGACGACGCGCGCGGGCGTGTCGCGGAGCCCTTCGCGACTCGGGTCCTCGCCGATCGCAACGAGCATCTGCTTAATGAGGTTTTCAGACATCAGCGGCAGCCCCATATCTTGTGCGCCTGCATGGTCAACGCCCATTCGGGATGGTCGAGCACTTGCTTTACTGCCCACTCCATGCTCTCGGCCGGGCAGACGTCGCCGCGGAACTGCGGACTGACGAACTGCAGCTCGGCTCGCTCGCAGTCCATGTCACCCCACGGGAACGGGTGCAGCTGCTCGCCGGGCGCCAGCACGACCTTCAACTCGTCGATGCCCGCCGAACGGAAGTTCTCGACGACCTGCGCGTAGGGGACCTTCGGGCTCACAGTAATCCAGTCGATCTCGCGCGATGGCGGCGGCAACGACCCGTTCGTCTCGACGTGGACCACCATGCCGCAGTCTTTCCCCAAGGCCTTGACCAAGGCCTCGTCGAGCTGGAGGAACGGCTCGCCCCCAGTCACCACGACCGTCTCGACGCCGTGCTCATCATGCAGTAGGTCGACTCGTTCGATCAACGCTGGCAGGGTCACATCCTCGCCGTCCTGGTGGCGCGTGTCGCAGTACGGGCAGCTCATGTTGCACCCGGCGAGTCGCAAGAACAGCACGCGGTGCCCCGCCCAGTGGCCCTCCCCTTGCAGCGAGAAAAACAGCTCGTTGACCTTGTAGCTGCGGCCCATCACCGCTCCACTACGGCGCACGCTGTCGGCGTCTCCCAGACTTCAACCGACACCGGAACGATTCCTTCCGGTAGCATTGCCTTCATCGCATCGAACGCGTAGTCGGCCATGTTCTCGGCGGTCGGCGGCCCTGCGAACGCGACAAGCCGCATCCCTTTGCACGGGCGGCGCAGCTGCTCGAGCAGCGGATCCGCGACATCGAGCAGTAGGGCGTGGTCCCAGCCGTCCGGCCCCTCGAGCCAGGCATTGACTAGCCGGGCCACCTCACCAAAGTCCATCACCATCCCATCGCGCAGCCCCTTCGCTGCCATGCCGACGGTCAGATGATACGTGTGCCCGTGGATGTTCGCACACCTCCCCGGATGGGCGGATAGGCGATGAGCTGCGTCGAACGAAAACGTCTTCTTGATGATGTTCATCGGCACTGCTCCTTTAGGGGGCGCGCCCTGACGCCGCCCGGCAACACGCCCAGGAAGTGAATGTTGCCCTCCGCGTCGCGCGCCCGCAGCGCCACCCGGACGCCCGGCTCGCCCGCGCGGGCGCCGACCGCGGGGAGCTGCTCAAGGATAGCGACCACAAGCGCGTCGAACGCCGCGTCGCCCGACCGCCGGCAGTCCGTCACGACTGTGTCCGGCCGCCGCCTCACAGCTTTTCCTCGGACGCCGTGAGCGTAGACGCTGTGATCGTCTCGATTATGGTGTACGGCCCGGGCGCCCGCCCGAGCGTCTGCGCGAGCGTCGGAACCCGGTTTGCGCGCTTGTTGATTTGCCGCCGCGCGGCCGCGACGAGGGTTATCCGGGCCCACTCCGTCACCCCGATGCTCTCACGCTCCGCCGCCGCCTCGATGCACTCGCGCTCAAACTCCGTCAGGGTGACATAGATGCGCTGCGC